ATGAGATAACTTTGTTTTTTATGAGTGACGAAGACCAGATTGCTCATAGTGGGGATATAGATCTGCCTGGAGGTATGTCAAGAATGTTTGCTGCTAAGGATGTGTTTAGGTTAATGTATAAGGGGGGAGTATGGTATGGACTAAGTGAGGGTAGATTTGATTAAGAACATTGACATAGAGAAGGATGAAGAACTCAGGAAGATCCTAGAAGCTGGAGCAGCTAGTATTGGTTGGTTCTGCTACTACTTCCTTCCAGATAACTTTAATATACCTGATTCTTCTCAACATAAGAAGATAAATGAGATAATTGATAAGAGATACGAGAAAACTGTTATTTGTGCTACAAGAGGGTTAGGTAAGACTACCAAAGCTAGGGCTATTGCAGCACAGGCTATATGTTACTGTGATGCTAACTTCATCGTATATGTTAGTGAAAGTGCGACTCTTGCTGAGATGCAGACTGAAAACTTAAAGAAGGATTTATTATCAAGTGTTGAGATAAGAGAAGTGTTTGGGGATATTAGAATTAATGATGATCATAGTATGGACGATTCCTTTTCTAGAAAGGCGTGGATTGCTAACATTGCTGGACACCAAACACTTGTTCTTCCAAGAGGTAGTGGTCAACAGGTTGGTGGGTTGATACATAAAACTGTCTATGGTAACTTTAGACCAGACCTTATCTTAGTAGATGACCTTGAAGAACGTGAGACTATAGATAATCCAGATCAAAGGGCTAAGAGAAAGTTGTGGTTCTTTGGTGCTTTAATGAATTGTTTTGATAGAAGTAATCCAAATAAAAGGGTATTGTATATTGACACACTAAAACATGAAGATGCACTAATTGTAGAGTTACTCGAGGCAAACGACTGGAAGGGTATTACTATCCCTGTTTGTGATGAAAACTACAAGTCACTCGCCCCTGATTTTATGAGTGATGAGATGATATTAAAGGAAGTTAGGAGTTATCAAGATAAGAAGATTATGGACGTCTTTGCACAAGAGATTATGTGTATGCCTATATCTAAGAAGGATGCCAGTTTCAAGAGAGATTATCTTAGATACTATGATGAGTCTGATGAGGACTTTATAAAGAACCAGAAACCTTTCTTGGTTAATATAGTTATAATTGATCCAGCAAAGAGTGTGAAACAACACAGTGATGAGAGTGGATTTGTAGTATGGGGATTCAATCCGTTTAACGAGAGGATGTATCTTAGATATGCAGCAGGCGAGAAGTTACACCCGGATGAGATATATAGTAGAGGAGTCGACCTCGTCCAGCAATATAATGCTCCCGCTATTGGGATTGAGGAGACTGGACTTAATGAGTTCGTGACATATCCTCTTCAGAACGAGTTAATTAGAAGGAAACTGATGGGAGTAGAACTTGTTCCTCTTCAGGCAAGAAGTGGTAGGGGTGAGTTTGCTGGATACCTTGGAGGAAAGAAAGCAAGGATTGGGTCTATGGTTGGATACTATAGACAAGGATTAGTATATCATAATAGGGTAGGAACTGGTGCTTATGAGCTACAACTGATGGGATTTCCTAAGAGTAAACGGTGGGATATAATGGACGCCGCTGCTTATATCAATGAGATATTGATGAAGGGAGACCAATTCTATTGGCTCAGGGGTGGTAAGGGATTTGATAACGACGAGTATATGGAGAAGAAGGAAAGAGAGTTAGACCTGATAGATGCAACGGTTATGAGAGAGATTGGGAATAAGTTAGAGTATGATGACGAGGATTGGAGGACTGCTCCATGACTATGAGAAACTTTGTGTTAGGTGGAGTAGGATTAGTAACCTACGATGATGCTATAACGTGGAATAGGAAGACACCTATTACCTATACATCAGTTGATAAGATTAGATTCCTACAAAGTGCTTTTGCAGGAGTTCCTCTAATATTTGATGATGATGGTCAGTTCATAGTTGCTGGATTTGCAGTAGGAGATATAATAAAAGTAGTAGGATCTACGTATAATGATGGATTCTATATTGTGGACTATGTAGGAACAAATGCACTTGGATTAAGGCTTTCTCCAGAATTAGTTGCGGATGAAGATGCTTCTCCCGGAACAGTCACGATATCTACTCCAGCCCAATGTCCTATTGATTATATATAGAAGATAGAAGGAAAGATGACTTATAATTGGCAATCACTTAATTCGTTGGATAGAGACTATGGTTATGAATATCCCGGTGGTCTTGATCTAAAACCTGGCTCGGAGTTACATCAGAGACTATTGACTGAGATTATGAGAAGGGCTAATGAGTCGAGGAGTGTTATTCAGGCTAAAGAGGATACATGGCGTAAGATAGACATGACTCTTACTACATATATGAAGATGGACGAGAAGGAAGAAAAGATAAAGGCTGATGATGAACGAAAACCAGTTAATGTAGTTGTTCCTATGTCTTATGCCATTCGTGAGACTATCCTAACCTATATGATGGCAGCTTTCTTAGATGATCCCATCTTTAGGTATGAGGGACAAGGGCCTGAGGATGTTGTAGGTGCTATCTTATTGGAAATGCTTATAGCGAGACAGTGTAGGATAGGAAAGATTGGTTTAGCTCTACACACTATGTGGATGGATGCTACTAGTTATGGATTTGGTGTGGTAGGAGTTAACTATGTTCAAATGAGGAAAGAGATGGACATAGAGAATAAGGAAGTAAAAGAAAGTTTCATGTCCAAGTTATTTAGTTTCATTGGAATGGGAGGAGAAGGTGTTGGAGTTAGTAGAGGGCTTAAGGTAATTAGTGAGGGTAATGAGCTTATTAATATAGACCCCTATCTATATCTCCCAGACTCAAATGTTCCCATAAGTGAAGTTCAGAGAGGGGAACATGCTGGATGGATTAGTAGATCTAATAAAATGAACATCTTGGCAGAAGAGCGAGATGGAGATATGTGGTTTAATGCCAAGTATCTTCATATGATGCAGAATGCTAAGAGTAAACTGTTTAGTGAACCAGCTACTGGTAGGTATGAGAAGTATGGTGGAACGGGTTATGGTATCAGTAATATAACTACAAGTCCAACTGACATAGTTAATATGTATATAAAAATAATTCCAAGTCAATTTCCTGATCCAGAATATCCTGTTGGAAGAAGTGATTATCCTGAACTATGGTTCTTTGCAATTGCTGGGGATCAACTTATTATAAGTGCTGAGAAGGTAGAAAATGAGCATGGTAAAATCCCTATTGCTGTTACTGCTCCTGATACTGATGGTCATACTACAATACCTGTTAGTAAGTTGGAGACGATTGCTGGATTACAGGAGACAGTAGATTGGTTGTTCAAGAGTCACATGCACAATGTTAGGAAGGCATTGAATGACGTGATTGTATATGACCCACAACTTATCTACAGTAAGGACTTAAAACAACCAGGGCCTGGTGGATTGATTAGACTAAGACCTGGTGCTTGGGGAAAAGGCGTGAGGGATGCAATCCAACAACTGGCAGTTGTTGATGTAACTTCTCAACATCTTGGAGAAGTTGGTGGAATAGTAGAGATTGCAAGAGATGTCAGTGGAGCAAGTGATATTATGCAGGGGTTAAGAAGAAAGACAAGTGAGAGAGTTAGTGCTGCCGAACATACTGACTTATCTCAGAAGGCTATGTCAAGGTTACAGAGGTTTGCTAAGTTGATAAGTATGCAAGCACATGAAGATATAGCTCTTATGTTTGCCTCTAATACTATACAGTATATGAGTGAACAGGTATATGTAAAGGCTGTGGGTGAATGGGAACAGAGATTAATAGATGAGTACGGTATTAAGGGTGATAAGGGAAGATATCCTGTCAAGCCAAGTGACCTGGATATAAACTTTGATGTCATCCCACACGATGGAACTATGCCCTCATCTGGAGATGCTGGAACACTGGTTAAGATGTTTCAGGTAATGGCTACGCAACCATGGATAGGGAGACAGTTTGACTTGGTTAGAGTATTTAAGTCTATTGCAAGAATGTCAGGGATTAAGAACTTAAATGAATTTGAAAGTAAAAAAGGTATTAATTTTAATATACAACCAGATGAACAAGTTATGAATCAAGTTGCACAGGGACGACTTGGTGCTATAGAAGGTGGAGAATAAATGGCTGAATTGTATTTTGATGTCAGTGGTATTAGCCCAAATGATCTAAAGATCTTTTTGAATAGTCCTATTTGGAAACAACTGGAGATTGTATATATAGATCGTGCCAATCTTCTAAGGGACGAGATTGCAGTTGCTCCTTCAAGACAGTTTACTAAGGTAATATATGATACGCAAGGTAATAGAAAAGGAATTGATGTTGTTAATAGTGTTGAATACTACCAAGGAGCATTGGCGGAATTATTAGCGGTTTTAAGTATACCTGAAACTATAAAAGAAGAAATTGAAGGAGTTGGAGATGAACGAGGAACTAGTTAAGACACCAGTTAAGAAATAAGGGTCTAAGCCTATTGTTACTGTTAAGACACCAGAACCTGTGGTTAAGACACCACTACCTGATGCTGCATCTAAGTATGCTCTTGAGGAAGTTGTGGTTCCTGAGAGTAAGAAAGATGTCCAGACATCTGCTGACGGGTTTGATTTATACAACGAGCCTGTTAAGAAAGTAGAGAAGGTTGTTGAACCAGTAGTTGAGAAGGTAGAACCACTGGTTGAGAAGAAAGAAGAAGGGGAAATTGTAGAAGAGGAAGTGGATGATAGGGGTGAACTGGAGGACATGGAATTTGAGGCTATTGAGAAAGACCAGTTTGATGATATGGATAGGAGTGCCCTTAAGAAACATATAGTGGAAAGTGGGATTGATGTTAAGGTTTACACAAAAGATACTGATGATGATGTTAGGAATAGGATTAGAGAAGCTGAGGATAAGGCTAATCTACCTGATGGACTAAGCATGTTGGAGAACTTTGCTGCCCTGCTGGGAACTGAGCCTGAGGCAGTTAGAGGATTTGTTAAAGGTGAGACTACTCCTGTTACTCCACCTACGACACCTGCTCCTATTTCTCCACAAGATGTTGATTTTGTGAAGGATCTTAAACTACAGACTGACGAGTTTGGGAACGTTATAATGACTCAGGATGGCTTTAATAAGTTGGCTAATGCCATCTACCAGAAAGCCAATGAGTTCACTATGACTAAAGCTCCAGTATATGCAAGAGAGAGTAGTCGTATGATCATGGAGATGTATCAGGCTGCATTAGATTTCTACCAGGCTAATCCTGATTTGATAACAGGATTGAAAGGTGATGCACTACCTAAGAGGAAAGCATTAATAGGTGTTGTTGCTAATGCTATACAGAGGAAAAATCCTGAGAAGGATTATAGAACAGTGCTGAATGAAACTGCAAAGGAGGTAAGAACGTGGCTTAAAAGCAATGGCGGAAGGGTCACACCGTCAATCAGTCGAGTAGCTGAAAGCCAGGGTGAGGTGAGTAGGACGACTGAGATACCTAAGAATAGGTTTAGGGCTGCTGCAACTAAACGACCAATTGTAAAGGTTAATAGTGAAGCAGCAGATGTTGCTGAAACGTTTGGATATCGATAATATTGGCATACCCTTGAAGCTAAATAAGAATAGGAGATATGTATGAGTGTATTAAACGAGAATCCGTTAGGGATGCACGCAGATCAAGTTATCCTAACAGATAATTTTGTAGAGACAACTGCAGCAAGTACGTTAACTACTCTCCAGAGAGTTGTAACTGGCGACACAACTATTGCTGCATATACAACTAAGTTACCTCCAGTCAGAGAAGCTGCTGGCTTGATGTTCTTTTTCTATTTCAAGACAGACAATGTTGCTAACTGGACAGTGGCTGACTATGGAGACGATCCAGCGTTTACCCACTTTGTATTTGAGGATGCTGGTGATACTGGATGTTGTATCAGTGATGGTTTCCACTGGCATAAATTGGAATCAGAAGGTGCAGCGTAATATAATAGGAGATAGGTAAAAAATGAGTCAATGTTGACCCAGTTAATTATACTAATATGAAAGAATGATGATTAAGAATAGGAGTCAAGTATGGGTTACGTGAAGGGAACTTGGGGCACTGGTGACTGGGAGGTTGGTCAACGACCCCAAAATTGGAGAGAGGGAATCCTCTACGAAGAACCAAATGGAGATGTTCCATTAACTGCTCTCAGTGCAATGATGAAGTCAAAGCCGACTGATGATTATATCATCAACTGGTTTGAAAAGACTCTTGCCACTCAGGGTGGTGCTATTGTTGCTGGTGAGATTTATACGGATAGTGCTATGACAGTTGCGTATATAACTGGCGGTGTTGCTGGAGCTGCATTGTATGTTAAAGTAGCTGCTGCCGTTGCTGGCAATTTTAGACCTGGGCATCAAGCATTGTTAAGATGTTCCACTGATTATACTGTTGATGTT